ATCTAAGGATACTCAAATCAATATAACCGAAACTCAAGTAATTGAACTCAGAACCAAACAATTAGAATTAAATCTCTTTTGTGAGATGCTTGCGTAAATAAGCCTCAAGAAGTAATCGATAATTTTAATAGAGAAGGTAAACCAAAAAAGTCCGAAAGCTTGTTTATATTGTCTAAAATTTAGTGACCCAAGCAAGTCATTAAACTGCTTAATTTAATCTATTAACAGCGTATTTGCTATGATCTTAATCTTGTCTCTTAAATTAGAAGATTTTGAGGTTTTAAAATCTTCTATTCAAAAAATCGACAATACTGACACTAACTTGAGTCTTGTTAAACTACAAGATTACTCTTTGTCGGGCATAATCTTAAGAAGAGTGGCTTTAATCTGTGATAAGCCTCCTCAGATAATCGCAAAAAAAGGAATTAACTTTTCTACAGAAGCAGTTATCCCTGAGACTAAATATTGTGCTGCCTGCTTAGTTTTAGGTAAATTTACGGCACTTAATACCAGAAACAAATCTGGGTACTGCCTAGAACACCGAGAACTCGATCCTGAGCGGAAACAATCTCAGCATCAACGCTACAAACAAAGACGTAGTACAAATGCTCAGAAATAATTCTCCCACATACTTGATTTTATTGGGAGAATGATCCACAATAAAATATAAACAAAACACACGAGGTAACAAGCTATGACTTCTAAGGAACCTGAAAATGAGCTAAAGACTGATGACGAGTTATCTTTTTCTGAAAAAAGACAGGTTGCGCTCGTTGATTGGTTGTTAGGTGAAGCTGTAATTACTAAGACCTTTATTTCAAATGAGGAACTATGGGAAAAAAATCGGCAATTAACTAAGCTAGTCCAAAATTTAGAATGGGAAAATCTTGAATTGACTCAATCTATTCAAGAGATGCACAATTTCAGGCAGCGTGAGAATAAAGAAGGATCTGAGATTATCAACCACTTGATGGCTCGTATTCATGAATTAAAACAGGACAAAGAGTACAATGAAGCATGGATTGAAAACTTAAAGCAACAAATACATGATCTTGAATGCACAGTTTTTCTACTGCAAAGAGAAACAAATCAAATAACAGTTCTAAACGAATCTGTTGCCCAGTTACAAATTCGTGTCCATCAACTAGAACAGGAAAACAAGCAACTAAAAACCAATCAACCAGAAACCAAACCAGAACCTAAACTGACGGATGACAAGGCTAAAAAACCTAAATTTAAATTACCAGAAACCTTTGCTGACTACCAGCAAGAGTGCGACGACTTGATCGATGCCTTGTCCTGCTTTTACAATATCAAAAAAGGTAAATGGGGAAAAGACATTCTCCAGTTTATTCTTACTCCCAACGATACCGAAAAAGCAAGGCATCCATATCCTGACAAGTGGAAAGCAGGACTATATTTGCAGTTTGGACGGTGGACAGTCGATAAAGTCAATCTATCCGACCCTGATGAATGGTCAGACTGGTTTATGGATGTCAATGACTTCGCTGACGCTAACGACATAGAGATTAGTTAGCTTCTAGTTATCAGTTATCAGTAGTACACCTGCTCAAGAATAATTCTCCCACATACTTGATTTTATTGGGAGAATGATCCACAATAAAATATAAACAAAACACACAGGAGTTCACCATGACGGCTAAAATTGATACACATATTAATGAAATTCAGCAAGAGATTGATGCTCTCAATTCTCAGGTTGAAGAGCTTCAGTCTCGGATTGCAGAGCTTCAAAAGATGCAAAGCAAGCTGAAAGATGAAAAAGTTTTTCAAATTTTTGAAAACAAAACCTCCCAAGTATTGGCAGAAGCAGAGTCCCTAAATGCAGAGGTTCCCTCAAAAGAGGAGTTTGAAAAAGTCTATGATATTCCTTATCACCAGGGCGGACTGACCGATCAAGAACGAAAAATCCTTTGGAAGCTCCCCTATCATTTGGAAGAGGCTATTGCCGAGGATCAATGTGTAACAAAATCTCGGTTATTTGGGATTAAAAGCAGTCTTTACAAAAAATTTGGGTTGCGGGGTACACCCCGCCAAAAAACCATAGCACTTAAAGCTATGTCTGCTATGTATCTTAGCTAGTCTCATCGGGGTTTAAAAATATTTCTTAAACCCCTTGACATACAAATATATACCTATAATGACAGGTATATATCAAAAAACACAAAGGAGTTCACGATGACCGACCAAGAGCGAATCGCATACCATAATGTTTTAACTCAGCTAATCTGCGTCCAGTGTCAGTTAATTGATTTACGAAAAGCTGGACATATCATCGAAGAATGTTCATTAGTCTATGAGTATTTGCTCGACAAGCGGGCAAAGCTAGATAAACAGCTTGCCGATCTAGATAAACAGTTTCTAGATAAACAGTTTGTTAACAGTTAATAAAGTGATAGTTCAGTTATCAATTATCATCATCAACTATTTGGGATTAACAAAATGAACCAATTTACCGAAAAACTACCCAACGGAGTAACACTAGAGATGGTAAGCTTACCAGCAGGTGAATTTCTCATGGGGTCTCCTGATAGTGATCCCGATGCTTCGGATTTTGAAAAGCCTCAACACCAAGTTAAAGTCAACAGTTTTGCCATCGGCAAATATCCCATTACTCAGGCACAATATCAAGCGGTAATGGGAAACAATCCCTCTGACTTTGAAAATAATCCCCAAAATCCAGTAGAAAGTGTTAGTTGGGACGACGCTCAAGCTTTTTGCCAAAAATTAAGTGAAATAACCGGGAAAACCTATCGCCTACCGACAGAAGCGGAATGGGAATATGCTTGTCGTGCGGGGACAACCACTCGCTATTATTTTGGTGATGATGTCAATCAGTTAGGAGATTATGCTTGGTATGATGGAAATTCTGGTAACAAAACTCATCCTGTGGGACAGAAAAAGCCCAATGATTGGGGACTGTATGACATGAGTGGCAATGTTTGGGAGTGGTGCGAAGATAGTTGTCTGCGGGGCGGTTCTTGGTCTAACGATCCGGATTTCTGCCGTTCCGCTTACCGCTACTACGACGGCCCCCGCGTCAACAGCTGCAACCTCGGTTTTCGGGTGGTGTGCGACAATTAGCCGAGTAATCAGTTATCAGTTATTAACCACAGATCAACAAAAGTAATTATGTTTCACTTAAACTTTACAGAAAAAGATAAAAATGGCAATCCTAAACACTAGACTTTTACTGCTGCGGCTATTATATACAACAAAGAAGGAATACTTCAAGAGTATTCTTGCAATATAAATACAGAAGATGATGTTACCAAAATTTTTAAGTATTACAATCGACGAGACAAGTTATTGTATTTTGAAGCTATATGTGTTGAGACTGGTCAAATTATTAAACTAAAGTAGTGAATCAACAGAGGTAATTATGTTATCATTTCAAGAGTTTCAATCTACAATCAAAGAAAATATTCCCTATTATCTTTGGGAATTTGAGCAAAATCAATCTTCTGACAATAATGGTGAATATTGGGCAAGAATAAAAAATTCCCAGATAGGAGTACGTTATCTTTGTCGATTAAATAAGTTTATCGTTATTTTGCAAAATAATGATAAAGACTATGGCGATCAAACAATTATAGCTACAGACTTAAGGTTTGTTCACGATGCCGTCGTGAGATATATTCAATTAGAGTTTTAGTGTAATGATTAGATTTTACTGGAATGATAAATTAGTGTCTTATCACGAGACACAAGAGGAAGCTTTTGAACAAGGATTTAAGTATTTACATCAGCATCCTGCATCGCCTGATTTTAAGCGTATGCCTCATAGACAGTGTTCATTCGTGGACACAACAGAAATCGATTGGTGGAAACATTCAAAAATTCTTTTTGAACGGTTTACTGACTGGATTTGCTATAAGCGGTATTCTGACAATAGAGGCGTACTTATGGACATGAACCGTATCCTTTCAGAAATAAAAAGAAAAGGGTATTTATCTTTAGACGATATAAATCAACTAATAGAGATTAACCCATGCTTCTTAAATAACTTTGCAAGGTGCTATAAATTAACTCCAGAAGAGGTAAAAGTGTTAGCATCTGAAAGAGAAGTAACGTTTAACATGGTTTTTGAGTACATAGAAATTGATTATTCGACATTAGCGTATTGGTTACGCAAATCAAAAATCACTCCCTAAAACCAATAAAAATAAATTGTTATAATAGCTGTAAGGATAACTTACAGCTATTATTTAATGATTAACTGGAATCTAGGAAAAGATTTAGCTACTGAAGCTTTTGGGGAAATGGTGGGCGAATTTGCCCAAGAAATTAACTTTCAGATAGAAGATAATAAATGGCCTTGGCCACGGGAAACCGTGCGTCAAAACGGTAGTGTAGTTGGCTCACCCCGGGACATTGTGGATACAGGTGAGCTAAAAAATAGCCAATTTATTGAAGATGTATCTGATGTCTATAAAGTAATCGGTTACACGGCTGATCATGCGCCTTTTGTTCACGAGGGCTATCAAATGCAACGTAACGATGGAACCGTGACAGATGTTCCCGCCCGACCTTTTATCGACACAGCCATAGAGGATTATAATCCAATTGAGGCTTATAGTGAAATCTTGAAGGAAAAATTAAATGAGTGAATCAGAATTAAGAGATATTTTATTAAGTATTAGAAACAATTTAAAGATACTTATCGGTACTGATTTAGGTAAATACGAAATAACAAGCCCTACAGGGCAGAAATTAAGCGAAATAGATGCTATTTGGGTAGAGCCTCCTGAATTACCCCCTAACTATAAAGTAAAACCTAATAGTGGGATCGAAGCAATTATTCAAAGAGAGCCTAATCCTTATCACGAAAATTTACTAGGATATACCGTAGGTATAAATAACTATTGCATTACCCTGAAACAGTACAATCTAGAGAAATCCCTAACACCGGTGATTGAAAGGCTTAAATCTTCTCGCTACTGGAATTTTCTAGATCAGCCGCGCCTAACCCCCTATACCAAAACTTCTGAGGGGATTATCAGACCAAAAGCGACCTTTAAAATTACTACTGCTAGGCTTTTAGACTTCTAGAGTACATATTTACTAATCTTTTATAGTACAATATAACTAGAAAAGTTTAGTCAGTGATCAGAATGTCAAATCAGATTTTAGAGTTAAACCGGAGTGACAACCTCACCCCTAACCGTGATACGCAATTTTTTATCTCTGGTACTTATGGTTTTGGGGAAGACCCTCCTACACGAGTAGCCGATTTAGGTGGTGCGATTGTTTTAGGTGACACGACCCTCACCGTAGCGACTGGGGGTTTTGGCCGAATTTTATATGCTGGCACTTTAATTTATGTGGGGACTGCCGGTGATTATGTGATCGTCCGAACAAAAACGACGACGCTAACTCAGACAGTAATCCAGATCGAACCTTCCAAAATTGCCGCTACCCTTGCGACTCCCGCTCAAAAATGCACGATTAAATCCTGGGTTCCTTTTTTGAGCGCGAAGACCTTCAACGTTGACACCTCTTCTACCGAGGTTACTGATTCCGTCTTTGGTGAGATGGCGGTGGAGAAATTTATCTCTGAGATCATGAGTACTGGATCGGTATCAGGTCCGCTTGTATTTGGTGATCCTGGATATGAAATTATAAAGGCCGCAGAGCAAAAAGGTGATCGAATTTACCTTGAAATTGTCTATATGGGACAGCGCGGAGGGTTAGGATTCCAGACAAATGTTAGCCAAAATGTTAGTGGTGAAAAAGGCAATTTCCTAC